TTAATGAAATATTTTCTTTTGGGTGACTGTTGCACCTCTTAATTCGTTAATACAAATTTTGATGAGTCCGTGATGCTTGTGTTGATAGACAATTGCTTTCCCACAGCTACTTTTTGCTTTAACCTTAAATTTAAAGCCATTCAGGTACTCTATTTCTGCTGATGTTGTATCGATACGCTTGATATCAGATTCTGATTTAATGATGAAAGTTTCTTTATAAAATGATTTTAGAAACTGGATTCTTTTAGTGAAATTTGAGTTCTTACTATTAAAGAACGCTTCGATAGTGCTAGTCCCTGGCTTTACGGTTGCATTGATACCTAAGTTATTGAGTTCAACGCTTGTTAAAAAACCATCTTTATAAGCTTGCATTGCAGCATCGATAAGATCATGAAAGTTGAGTTTTTGTTCTTGAGTTTCATTAGTCTTTGTATCTTTATTCATTTGTTACTCCGATTAAAACTAAAACAGAATCACTTGATGAATTCTTCTTTCACATGAGCAGATTTCATTATTCATAAATTGCTGAATAGTGAATAACTCACCACAGTTAGAACATTTATAGTTGCGTTCAGGGCAACATTTTTTTGCTGTAATTTGCGTTACGTGTTTTCTGTAACACCAGTTGCATTGATAGATTTTTATAGAGTTGCTTGCACTGATTTTGACATGTTCGCAACATGCTTCTGCTTCATTTTCTGAGTCATGATTGTTACCACATATAGCGCAAGAGTAGATGACATGATTGCAACAATCTTGAGCTTGTTCTTCCTCTTTATAAGACCTACCACAAACTCTACAGGTGAAGCCTTTAGGATCTTCTGACTCTAGTATTGTTCTGTATCCCTCTCTCATTTATGCCACCCATTTTCTCTCTAAAGTGATCTTCGGCGCGTTAGCGATTGTTGATTGTCTCTCATAGCTTTTTTGACGGTTATTGATAAGTCGCTTTGCGCTATGAAGTCCTGCAACTAAGATTTGTTGATGCTTTCTGCGCGTGTTGAAAAATGACATACGCGCAAGCTTTTGCTCTTCATGTGCAATTACATCTCTGATTTGCTCGAGAGAGAAGCCTACGTGGGCTTTGGCGATTTCTATCTCTCTATAAAGACGTTTATCTTTAGCGATGCGTTTGTTCTCTAATCGACGTTGGATGATTTTCCTGATTGCTTGTAAGATTTTCATATTTTAGCTCCTGTTAAAACTGAAAGTTTCTTAAGTAGCTATAAATATTACATAAGTAACAATTTAAATCAATACATATGTAACAATATTTTTGAGGAGCATAAAAAAACCGCCGATTGGCGGTTTAAATTAAGTATTTATCTCTTAAATTTACTTATGATTCTAAGATTTTGATAAAATAGCACATCTAAAATCAAATTTTCTTGGTCTATCTTATAAAAATAATATTTAAAAACATCAGGATTTTCTCCAGAATAATCGCTGTATTCTTGTTTAACTGAAAGGAAAAATTCATGTATAAGTGATTCGTAGTTGTTTAATTTATTGTTATACTCTTGATCTTCATCATCGATTAAGAAAAGAGGAATAATACCAATATCACCATTAAATTTTTCATTATATTCATGATAGTATAATCCTCTAAAACACATTTCTAGTGTGTTAATTAGTCGAGCTCTATTTATTTTGACACCAAACACATGCATAGTTTTTTGTGATTCAAGATTGGTTAAAATAACAGGAATAGCGCTTTTTTTTAATTCTGCTATGCGTTTAGGGCTGCGATTAAAGCTTCTAGAGGTTTTACTCTTTAGTATTGCTAGTCCTGTAGAGTTAGCTGAGAGTGTCATTGATAAAATATCTCTTAAATACTCATCGTTATTAGATTTAGCATTGTTATGTTCCTCACAGGACGGGACCGTAATTAAATTTTTTCTGTGATTATTGCCTTGAATAGTATTGTCTGAATATTCAGGGAATAAGCATTTAGGCGGTATATGCTCTCTAGTTGTTCCAATATTATCGCACATATAGCAAGTTTTAGTTTCCGTCATAATATTCTCCTACTGGTAATAGTTGATACTTGTTTTATTCCATTTGCTTTAAGCATTGGCGATTAAAAAAACCTTATAGATTGCTCTATAAGGCTTTTTAAAAGGGTAGTTATATCATCTCGGTATTACGATTGGAAACCCTCGTAATCCATAGTCCTTTGCATAAATTGTGTTTCCATTCTTATCTTTTTTAGATGCTCTAAAGATAAGTCGATGCCCTTTAGGGACTTTTAGTTTGTTTGGATTTTTCATCACAAACTCCTTTATCAAAAAGGCGCTGTTGAAAAACTTAACCAAACACTGTACTATGTTTACTCTCACATAAACCATCATGTAACAATGTTGGGGTAAGAAGCTAACGATGCGCTTATATCGTTGGCTTTTTTTCTCTTTAAAAATAATATTCATAAATTTGATCTTAATAATCTGTTGTCCAGTAAAAGTCTATCGAGTACTGATAGCCTTTTAACTTCCAAGAAAAAACTTTTTCCATAAAAATATCTGCAAACGTATTTGCTTGCCATTCGGCATCTTCTTCCTTTGTTGGCTTCGCACTTTTTTCATCGTGAAGGACCGGTTTATGAAAAAGTAGAAGATGTCCTATTTCATGTAAGACTGTATGTATAGAGTCATAATCTTCTTTGCATACACCTTCGTATATGGACTCAGGTATATACGCGGTCATAGTTTCTGTATCTGCTATGCCAGCAGTGAGAAAATTCCACGTATGATTTTCTTCTATAGATATCGTTATACTGAATTTATCAGATAGCGTGTCAATTATATTTGAAATAATCTTTTCAGGGGGAAGAGTCACGTCTATATTTAAGACATCTTTTCCTAATAGGTTATCTATATACCTACTGATAGTTTTTCGATCTAAAGGGGTCACTCGATGCCCCAATAAAGAGTATTCTTCTTGATTTGATTCATTCAAATTACTTCTCCTTTTGGTTATTTAGTCTTTCCATTAAGCCTGCTATTTCTTCAAGTTCTTTTTGTGTAAAGTTTGATTTTGCAAATCCTGAGATCAATAGTTGATGAGAGAAAGGTAAGTCTTTAATGTCGACACTTTCATTGGCAATATCAGCATATTTAGCTAATTGATCACCAATATCTAAACCATGATCGTTAAAATATTTGCTTATATTTTCTGTCCATGTGCTCGGTATTTTTTTTCTTCCTGTTTCTAGCCCACTCAAAAAAGCTGATGATACTCCTAAGGTATCGGCCATTTCTTTCAATGAGACACCTATGTGTAACCGAGATTTTCTTACAATGCGTCCAAACTCAGTAATTCTCATATATATACTCCTTAATTAATAAACGTTAACTAAATTGATTTATTAATTTACCAATCTGGTTAACTGAAAGTAAGGCTATCATGTATATGGTGTGAATGTCAACATGTTAGTTGTTTTTATTTTTTAGGCAGTTTTTAGTATCTATTAATAAAAAAACCTAATAAAAAAAACCGCCGATTGGCGGTTAATTCATTAAGATGAGTAGGATTAATTAAAGTATCACATCTTTAAGTTCTAGCTCTTTGTATACAGAGCTTTCTTTATTTTTCCGACCAGCTACTCTGATTTTGACATCAGACTTTTGTAGTAAAGATTGCATTAGCAGGGTACTTTTATTTTTCTCATGCAGAGAGGAAAAAGGGGCAGTTATTATTAGATCTTGATTGATAGAGGTAACATAAACTTTAAGTTTCCATTCTGAGCTATTGTCAGTACTATCTTTGGTAGTGCTTATTCCTAAAATTTTTACGCACCACTCTTCATCGAAAGGCATGTAAGTTTTATTGTCTTTTTTTACTAATTGATTGGCTTCCTCTTTATTGAGTGTGATCCCATTAAAGTTTGTGGACTCAGCTTGAGTTGATGCTTTTAAGATAATTTCAGGTAATTCTTCAGTGTTTAATTGGTGTAATGAGTAAATTGTAGGGTCATGTTTAGCTAACTTATCTATAGTTTCAGTTAACTGTTGAATTACAAGGTCTTTGTCTTTAGACATTTCAGCAAAAATATCAAGCTGTTTATCTTTATAAGCAGATTCTCGTTCATCTTTTTTGGAATCTAAATATTTTTGATACATATATTTGGATGTCCATGATGCAATAATGATTATTGCAAGTATAAATATTTGCACAGGTGTCATGATATTTAATATCTCTGTAATTATTCCCACCAGGAGAGTTGTCAAGTCAAATGTTATTTGACTACTTCCTTTATCTATCCGGAATGGCATGTCTAGTCGATGCTTATCATGATCTGTAAGTCTCCCTATATTAGGTGAGCCGTAAGCGACTAGGGCATAGGATCTATAAATTATTTTTTGTAGATCTACTAAAGTGGTTGATAGATTGTAAGGAATCGTTTGATCATATTCATCTCCGGATAATGTGAGCTTAAATAGTGGACGCATGGCTTTAATTTCTTTAATAAGGTCATCCACCGAGATATTAATATCATCTATATTTTTTATATTTTCAAGCAAAGTGTATATGTTATTAATATCTTGCATGCCACTATTTGATGTCATAGGAGTCATCCTTTATAAATATTTGAATGTAAGACTTGATAGCGAAAAGGTGATTATAAATATAATTTAATACAGCGATTTTGGGTTAAAGCAATACCGAATACCAAAAAACACGACCTAGCACGGTAATATCTTCAAGACGCTTAATGATTGGTTTATAGCTCGGATTGTATGATTCTATCGATATCTCGTTACCAGAAACCCATCTTAAAATTTTAACCTGTAATAATCCGTCGTTATTGATAGCGTAAATTTTGCCATCTTTGATCTCTGTATCTGACATATCTACTGCAACGGTACAATTGTCAGGGATAACTGGCTCCATACTATCCCCGGTGGCTATAACGCATGCTGCAGATTCAGGGCTAACGCCTCTATTTTTTAGAGTATATTTACTGAACCTTAGCTTTTTCCTAGAGTAATCTTCTAATGCAAAACATCCATCTCCAGCTGATAGATGAATATTCTTAAAGTAGGGAACCTCTATTTCATGGGGCTGTAGAGGGGTTTCATCATCCCATGGATCAATGCCTAATGTTTCATTGTTTCTAACATTAGAATCTTGGGACTTATGTTTTATATCGACAGATTTCCCTTGTTCTGTACCATCTTTTAGCCATTCTGCAGATACACCTAAAGCATTTGCGATTTCTACTAAAAACTTAGAGCTTTCATTTCTCCCATTTTCTAGAAATGTAATTGTTGATGTAGATACTCCTGCCATCTCTGCAAGCTTCTCTCTAGAAAGTCCTTTTTCCTTACGGATCTTTAATAGTCTCTCTCTAAGCATAATCTTTCCTTCTATTGTTACTCTTTATTATTAGTCTAGTTACATCAGTAACAACTAGCAATGTACATAAGTAACAATTAGGGGTGTTTTATTTGACTTGTAATATTACATAGGTAACAATAATCGACGTAATTAATTTTTATTCTCTATGACGTGAGGAAAAATATGGTTTCTATTGAAGAGATTATTGAAAAGGCAGGAGGAGCAAGAGCGCTTGCAGAAGCTCTGGGAATAACAAGACCTGCAGTCTTACATTGGAGATCAAGAGGATTAAAGGTTCCTCCCATTGTTCATGCTGAAATTATTGAGGCAGTAACGGGAATACCTAAAGAGAAAATTTGGGTTGATTATTATGAACGTTTGAAAAACTTAAAGAGGGAATCAAATGGGTAGAGTAAAGTTTACGATCCATGGATTTCAGCAGAAAAAATTGATTGAGGCGGGATTAGATAATAATGACGCGCTAGTAATGAGCGTCATTAAAGATATGTACGCTTCTGCTTCAGTTGAAAGTTTGATGATAAATGGAGATCGATATATTTGGGTGAACCAAACTCAATTACATAAGTTTGTACCAATACTTGGTTCATTAAAAACAGTACAAAGAATATTTAGTAAGCTGCGTAAAGCAAATTTATTAGACTCGCATGTCACGCATGAAAAGAAAGGTGTTAGAGGAACTTTCTATTTCATTAAGCCTACGCAGCTATTTGATGATCTTACCGAATACGTAGCTGAAGTCAATACTCCCTTATTGCAAGGGGGTGGGACAAATTGTCCTAGAGGGGTAGGACAAAATGACGGAGAGGGGACGGACAAAATGTCCAGAGGTGGTAAGACAAAATGTCCTAACAAAGACTCTTCCACAATAGATTCTTCTACAAGAGACTCTCTTTCTTATGATCGTAATGAGCTGATCAAAAAATGGAATGCCGTCGCACCGAGAAAAATTAAAAGCATCATTCCTGGAAGTCCACGAGATAGATCGATTAAGGCGCGTATCAGTGAATATGGACTTGATGCGCTTTATGAAGCGATCGATAAGATTCCCAATAGTGATCTGCTCTCAGGGAAAGTTGTTAATCCTAAAACTGGAAAACGTTGGAGGATGACGCTTGATTGGTTTATCGGTCCGAGTAACTTTCAAAAAGTGTATGAGGGTAATTACGATCCAGATCCTGATGATGATTGCCAAACGAATGAGTTTGGTTCAGGAAATTATGGAGAAAATGTGATTCCCAATTTCGATTTCAGCAATGAGACAGATCGGAGGTAAGTTATGGCACAGGCATTAATCGACATCAATCACTACTTGGATCGCGTTAAACCAGAGAAGATCGATCCCCTGAAAGAGAAAGAATGGGTTGCTGATACCTATGACTATTGCGACATTCATGGCGAATATGTGAGTTCTGAGAGAAGAGGATTAGAGTTAAGAGGAATACCCCAATGCCCTCAATGTGCTGAGGAATCCCGCAAACGCGCAAGATTGGGTGGGCTTGATGGAATAGCGAAACGTTTTCAAAGATGTAGTTTTGATAATTTTCAAGTTGTCAACAAACAGCAGAGCGTTATTAAGGGCGCGTTATTAGATTTTGCTAAACATTTTTCAAACCATCTAGAGATGGGAACGCCAGTTCTTTTGCTTGGTGGTGTAGGGACAGGAAAGACACACTTGGCATCGGCAGTTGCGAACAAGATTGCCTTGGAAGGCTATGACACGATCTTTCGATCAGTGAATCAAATTATTCGTTCTATGCGAGATCGATGGGGCCAGTCTGGGGGAGAAGAGAAGCTGTTGGATGTCTATCGTTCAGTAGATCTTTTAATTATCGACGAGGTGGGTGTTCAGGCAGGAAGTGACAATGAGCGCAATATCTTATTCGACATCATTAACAGTCGCTATGAAGAGATGAAGCCCACAATTATGATTTCCAACTTAGATCTTGATCACTTTACGAAGACAGTTGGATTACGAATTGCGAGTCGGATACAACACGACGGATTAACACTAGTTTTTGATTGGAAGGATTATCGCAAGGGAGCTTAGAGATGAGTTGCAAGATAGAAAAACAATTAATGGATATTGGATCTCAAGTTATTAAAGAGGATGGCCCTTTAGGAATGGTTAATTTTGTAAGAAAGTTAATTATTGCAGCAGCCGCAACTGCCGACCTAATCGATATGAGAGATATTTCAATTGAGCTATCAGATGATCAGGCTGTTGATTTTAAGATTCGCTCAATCAAAACGCCAGTGCCGAAAGATATTCACTAGGAGGTCGTAATGAACAAGATAACGATTAAGTTCTGGGATGTAGAGCGTCAAGAGTATGCGCCTGATTCTTTGTCTGAGAATCTTCTTGTAAACGAGAAGGGAGATGTTTTTATAGATGTTGATAGTGGGTTGTCCTATCCAGTTGGTGGAGACTTTGAGTCTCATTTTTACAAAGATGGGGAGCGTATCGCATGAGTAAGTTCCCCGTCAAAAATGATAGACCCACTTATGGTGGGCGTAAGGAGGAGGCTTAGATGTTTAACCTCACATTACAAAATCAAGAGATCACCATGACCTCATTAGAAATTTCAGAACTTACCGGCAGTCGTCATGATTCAGTTAAAAGATCGATTGAAAGATTAGCCGATATGGGCATTATCGTCCGTCCACCAATGGTGGTTGAACGTTCTTATGACAATTTAGGACGCAGAAGACTTACGGACGTTTTGGTTTTTTCAGGTGAAAAGGGAAAGCGAGATTCGATTGTCGTCGTGGCGCGTCTATCTCCCCAATTTACTGCTCGTCTTGTTGATCGATGGGCAGAGTTGGAAAAGGAATCGAAAAAGCCAAAACTTCCTGATTTTACAGATCCGGCAGAGGCAGCACGTGCATGGGCAGATCAAGTTGAAGCGAATCAAATTGCATATCAGAAACTGGAAGAGCTTAAGCCCAAAGCAGAGTTTGTTGAGCGATATGTTCAAGGACATGGATTGATGACGTTTAGAGAGGTTTGCAAACTCTTAGGTGCTAGAGAAGCTGATTTTAGAGCATTTTTAGTGAGTGAAAAGATCATGTATCGCTTGAATGGCAATTGGGTTGTCTATGAGCCTCATTTGGCAACAAAGCGATTTGAGCATAAAACAGGAATCGCTCCTAACGGCAAGACCTTTAGTAACTTCTTATTTACCCCTAAAGGTGTTAGTTGGATTACTGAAAAGTGGCATGAATTTAATGATATTCAAGAGGCTTAAAAGAGTAAAACAGCGCCTCTTTTAAATGTTGGCGCATCTAAAAGAGGCAGTAACAAAACGAGCTTGTTACCCAAGCATTGCGCAGAATGCAAGGCTGTCCCTGCAGGGACGTCAATATTAGTACATTGACAGGTAACTTATGAAAAATAGGAAAATTTCAGAAATAAGATGTGTTAGATGCAATAAGAAATTGTGTGAAGGGGATGTGATTGTTTTAGAGATTAAGTGCCCTCGATGTAAGGCAATTAATGTTATTAACATCACTAAAAATTAAGTAAAACCAGAGCATCATGAATGCCTTAACTAGAACGCCTTTGAGTGTCTTTTTGAGGTTTATTCATGAAGAGATATTCAAAGTCACCGCTCCCATTTTTAGGGCAAAAGCGTAACTGGTTAAGAGTGCTAGAGCAGATCGATTTTTCAAATAAGACGGTTATCGATCTCTTCGGCGGTAGTGGTCTTATCTCACATGCTATTAAGTATCACAATCGAGATATTCAGGTGATCTGGAATGATTACGACAATTTTAAGAAACGACTCGAAATGATTGCAGAGACTGAAGCGTTAAGAAAGAGATTGTATAGAGCAGATATTAAAAAGCATCAGCGGGTTAATGATCTGCAAAGGGAAGAGCTCAAGGTGTTGATTGATCAACATTTAAAAGAGTTTGGGCGCGTCGATTGGATCACTGTATCGAGTTGGTTACTATTTGCCGGGAATTACGCGCATGACTATGACGATCTGATGGGGAGAACCTGGTATTACCAGGTAGTAAAAACACCATTAAATGCTGATGGTTACTTACAAGGCGTGGAGAGAAGAAGTTGTGATTTTAGGGAGTTGCTTGCCGAATATAGAGGCAAAGAAAACATTCTATTCATTGCAGATCCGCCATACATCATGACCAATCAAAAAGGATATGTCTCAAAAGGGGGAGATTTCAGACTGAAAGATTGTGTGGAGTTAATAAAGGAGATCCATGATCAGCCGGTACTATTTTTCTCAAGTCCTAAAAGCGAAACAGATTCGTTATTAGAAGTCTTTCCTCCAGAGAAGATTGAGCGCAAAGAGTTCTCAACGAGTATCGGCACTAACAGAATTTATGAGCACTTATATTTGATCAATATGAGGGAGTAGATGGGAAAGGTAAAAATGAAGGTAAGGATCGGTTCAGATCCTTATCGTTTAATTCAGAGCATCCAAGGTTTATCGCCGGAAGATGTCGATCAATATATCGAAGAGCAAGCAAGAAAGATCGCATATAACGATGCAGTGAAAGAGATCAGCAATCAGCCTCCTCGGGGCGGAATGCATGAAGCGGGCGTAAGGATGAGAAGAGTCAATCTATCGGCAAAAGAAAGACTGCCGGGAAGACTAAGACAGCTATCGAAATACAGAATCAAAGTTCATCGAATGATAGAGCTTGGTGATGGGATTGTAGAGATAACAGGGGAGCGTTTATAAATGAAAAACATCATGTTGGATATTGAAACATTAGGTAGTTCATCAAATGCAGCAATCATATCGATTGGAGCGGTCTACTTTGATAAGCAAGGTCTTGGGAGAGAGTTTTATCGTAATATCGATTTTGATTCATCATTACTGGCCGGCGGAACAGTTTGTGGGGAGACACTTAAATGGTGGTTTCAACAGAATGAATATGCGCGTAGCTCTCTATTAACGAATCAGAAGCCTTTGCGCGATGTATTAATAGAATTTCGGGAGTTTTGTGCTCCGGATGCAAAAGTCTGGGGAAATGGTGTCGGCTTTGATAATACGATTCTCGCAAGTGCATATAAGCGACTCTATATGAATACTCCATGGGCTTTTTACAATGATCGCTGTTATCGCACGATAAAGAATCTCTTTTCAGATATTGAGTTAGAAAGGCTCGGTATTCATCACAATGCATTAGATGATGCGAAATCACAAGCCAATCATTTGATTGCGATTGCGAATCAGTATGGAGTTGAGCTGTAGATGACTAGGAAAGAGATTAAAGAGCTTCTGCAGAGTGTTATCGACGATCCAAAGTACATCGATACTGCGACAGAAATTCTTATGCAAAGTATGCAAGCAATTGCGCTTCCAGATCTTCGGCAATGGCTACTAGATGGCAATGTTCCGTGCATGATTCGATTAGATGACTGCCAGGGTTTTGGAGATCAACGCGCACATGTTCGGATTGCCGGCAATACAGGAATGGGATTCAAAGCACCAGATCCAATTTTTGCATGGTCATGTTCAAGTTGCCATCGAAAAACTGAAAGTAATCCCGCGATGCGCGTTTACTTAATGGATGGTGTGGCGCGTACGCTTTTTTTATTAGTGAAATCGCTTCCGATCGTTTGTGCAAATGATGTGACGCGGAAACGAAAGAATAGGGGGATGGCATGAGTAGAAAGATCTATGACATTGTGCCAGTTCCAAAGCCTCGTATGACTAGATCCGATCGATGGAAAACTAGACCATCAACTGCGCGTTATTGGGCATTTAAAGAAGAGGTCAGGCTTAAGCGAGTAAAGGTGCCGGAGAAGGGCGCGCATATAACATTTGTAATGCCTGTGCCGAAGTCTTGGGCAAAGAAGAAAAAGGCGGAATATTTAGGAAAACCGCATCAACAGAAACCAGATGTAGATAATCTTGTAAAAGCTCTTTTGGATGCGATCTATGATGATGACGCGCATGTGTGGGATGTTAGAGCAACAAAGATCTGGGGTGAAATAGGGAAGATTGTTGTAGAGGAGGGTGGCAGTGAGTAGAAGAGATCTAAATCAAGCAAAAGCAGTATTAGAGGCTTGGGCATATTGGAAACTCAATACAGATGGCTTTCCAAAGAGAAGTTCTATTGCGCGTATTGGTGAGATACGTGGGGAAGCGAATGGTAGCCGTTTGCCAGATGGGGTAGAACAGGATCGTTTAGCTCAAGATGCAACTTTCGTATTTCTTTCTATGAGAAGAGATCCTAACAATAAAATCAGCCTGAAACACAGGGACATTCTTCAGCAGTTTTATCTTGAAAGAAAAGAGGGGGAGACAGTAAGAGGATTATGTAAGAGACTCGGCAAGTTTGATCATAACGAGTATTCGGCAGCAATTAATGAATTTGCTCATAAGTTGGATATGTATTACTTGATACAGGATATTGTGGAGATAGAACAAAGAATGGGGCGGAGATAGTTTTTAATATTTATAAAAGAGTATTTTATTGATATAAGAAGCTATATTAACTTTATATTATGATATTGTTATATTGGTTTTTTATTTTATTTGTAAAGGAAGTTATGCGTAATACTTATAGAGTTGCCTTAGCAACATTAATACTCCTCTTTTCATTTCAAGCATTTGCTGAGGTTTATGTGAAGGGGTATACCAGAAAAGATGGAACCTCTGTGCAGGGGCATTATCGTTCTAAGCCGAATTCTACGGTAAGAGATAATTATTCTCATTATGGAAATAAGAACCCGAGAACAGGCAAAATAGGGGATAATAAAAATCGAAATGATCCAAGCTCCAATTATTACAACGGTAGTAAAGGGTATAACAATGGCTCTGGAAAAAGTCGTAGTAATCGTAACAGTTATGGTTGGTAATAACTAATATATCTAGAAATACTTTTAATATTAATAGATTTGTTTTATTAGTGTATTCCAAAATAAAATATATGAATTTTGAATTTAAAGCTCGCAGATTAGCGAGCTTTTTTGCAAAAGACTTGAATGTAGGTAGATAGGTATTATGGAATTTTCTGATGAGAGCAGATTGGAAGAGGTTTATCTTGAGTTTAAGGGGAAGATTATAGAGCTTAGTAATAACTCTAAGGGTATTACTAGTATTGCCAGAGATATTGATCCTTCTATGGTAGAAATAATAGAGGAAATTGCTAAAGATATTGTGGTTTTAATTCCAATTATGGGGTCTTTACATAGAATAAAACATCGATCTATATTTTATAACATGCAACTTGTTTGTAGTATTTTGGATGAATTAAATAACTATATTTCACTCATAAAGAATGATATCGGCTATAGGTCTAGTGTTGATTGTAAAGGAAAGATTTTAATAGATATGACGAGTGCTCTCGTTTGTATAGCTTCTTGTTTAAATAATATTAAAGTAGATCTGTTTTTTTTTGAAGATGGGTTTTTGGGAAAATCTCCTTCTGAGTATCATAAACTTATCGATATTATAAGTGTGGTAGAAAATTTTGAGGATGAGATCTTAATTAAAAAAGAAAAAGCAGATGAGCTCCTTTCTAGGATGAAGTTAACAGAAAAAGCCATTTTAAAGGTAGGCTTGGCTAAGGCTTTTAAGCAGAGGGTCTCTGGATTATTTTGGAGAATCCTAGGTTTAGACCTTTTCAATTATACACTTTTGTTCTCTGTATTTTTTTTAACATTAGGAATTATCATAGATTTAGAGAATTTAAACTTTCTAGCTTTTTTAAAATTGAAAAATATAGGTGTATATGAAAGGTTCATGGTTATAATTCCTCTTCTTCTTATGTCATGGTTTGTTAGTAAAAGAAGCCAGTTTTTATATCAGATAAAGGAGGAATATTCTTATAAGCAAACTTCTGCTTTGGCATATGAAGCATATAAAAATGAAGTAGAAAAAGATGAGCATATGTTGAATAAGCTTTTAGACATAACTATAGATAATCTTGGGAAAAGCCCTCTGGAGCAGCTTGATAAAAATTCAGATCATTCCCCTTATATACAATTTATAAAAGAATTTAAAAAAAAGGGTGAGTGATTTTTTAAGGGTCAGTTTTGGATTTGGTGTTAAATATATGAGAGTAGATAGTTTTGTTTCAGAGTTTGGTAATTATCCAATTTTATTTATAGGTACAGGTCTTAGCTTAAGATATTTAAAAAACAGTTATACTTGGGATGGACTCTTGCAGAAGATTTTATATGAAGTATTAGGTGAGAATGATACTTATCGTGATCTTAAATATGATTGCCGAAAAAATGGAGAGGTCAGTTACCCCCTTTTAGCAACAAAAGTAGAGGAGATTTTTGACAATTATTTAAAAGAGCATAAACCAGAAAAATTTAAAAAGGTTAATGATATCTTTTATGAACTAATTGATGAGGGGCGGTACTCTAGTCGCTTTAAGGTATATGTTTCATTGCTAATTGGAAAGATGGATTGGCGTGAAAATATGCAAGAAGAGTTTGATGCTGTAAAAAAAGCAAGGAAAAACATTGGCTCCATTATTACAACCAATTATGATGGGTTAGTTGAGAGCTTATTTGAATTTTCCCCATTAGTTGGGAATGATATTTTATTGAGTAATCCTTTTGGTTCGGTATATAAAATACATGGTTGTAGTAGCAAACCAGAAGAAATCATTATTAATGAACTTGACTATGTTAAATTTGAAACTAAATATGAGCTTATAAGAGCACAGATGATTTCATTGTTTGCTCATAATCCAATTATTTTTATAGGCTATTCGATTACTGACAGTAATATTAGAGCTATTCTTAAAACAGTGTTTGATTATGTTGATTTAAATTCTGAAATTGGGAAAAAAATACAAAAAAACTTCTTGTTGATAGAGTACTTAGAGGGCGAGAAATCAGTAGAAGTAACAGATTATGATATTGATTTAGGTGGTACTAATATCCGTATAAATAAGTTGCAAACAGATAATTTTATTTCATTATTTGAGGCAATTGCATCTTTAAATCTGCCAATATCAACAATGGATATTAGAAAAGTACAGTCCATAGTTAAAGATATATATAGAGGGGCAGATAAACACGGAAATAGCATTAAAGTGCATGTAGATCACAATATTGATAATTATAACAATGGGGATAAAGTATTAGCCATAGGGGCAGTGAGTACGGTTAAGTACACTCATAAAAAAACAGCTGACTTTATTTCTGATTATTTTCGGATAATTGTTGAAGATGATAAGGCATATATAGATGTTATTGACCAGGTTTATATAGCTCCATCTGAATGGTTTCCTGCATATAGGTTTAGTGAGAAGTGTCCAGATATTGAAAAATTACAAAATGAAAAAAGAGAACAATGCTCAAAAATAATAAAATACATTACTACTAATACTGAATTTTGTAAAAGTAGAGCATATAGTGATAAAAATACTTTTTTATATAATAATATGAATGAAATAATGGGGGAAGGAAGTAATATTCCAGCCTCAAACCGAACAAAAGTAGCAATGTACACTATATATAAAAATCCTGATTTTAATATAAATAGTCTAAAAGATTATCTTGAAGAAAGAAAAGGAGTTACTAATTCTGATTATAGGAAATTGCTGTGTCTATATGATTATATGACTAGTGAAAATTACTTGAATTTGGATAATAAGTTTTGATTGTATCTATTAAATATTTTGTTATTTAAAGTACTCTTATAGAAACACGATATTTTTGACTTGTCTTAGAATGAAATGTACGATTGTAATTATAATTGGTTAAACAGTACCTAAAGCTCGCGACGAAGGTCGTGGGCTTTTTTACTAAGCTTTATAGGATTTATTATGGGATATTTGATGGTAGTATTTGCGGTTTTAGTATTCATGTTTTATACCATATTAGTTTGCAACTATAGATGTGAATATTCTCGGCAGATTACCTGTAAAATATTTCAATGCTTATTGTATGTACGAGAGGCTATAAAAAGATTTATTATAACCGTAACTGAGAATAAACTTGTAACCTTTATAATCACAGTATTTATTGTATTAATGTTATTTTTTTATTATAAATCTAATGGGTTTGAAGGGCCTCAGAAAGCTACCTTATTAGTGGGGCTGATAACTTTTAGTGGTGCTGGATTAGCATTCTTAGGCATAGTCTATCAATCTAACTATAGGATTAATGTCGAAGTTCTCTCTAAAAATAGACAAGACTGGATAAATGATCTTAGAGATCGAGTTGCTGAGTTTCTCGCTGTATCTAATCATATTGTATTTTCTGCATTTTATTTAAATAAAGATATAGAGGCACATAAAGAGGATGCTCAATCGATTATCTCAGAGCAATGGAGGAACATTGAGAAAAATAAAAAGGAGATGCTACAAAATTACTATTACATCTCATTATTATTGGGCTCAACTCAGCAGGCTTCAGGAAAGGATAAAGATGATGCTGTAGAATTATTGGAAATATTAAGAAAGATAAAAGAAAAGGCCTATGTAACAAGCGTGTCAGATACTCTTCCTCATGAAATCTTTGGTGATAATGTTGAACAAGCAACACTAAAGACAGAAGAGATTTTAAAGAATGAATGGCGTAAAGTTAAGCTAGGCAAGTAAGTATTGGTTGTAAATGTTGTTTTAAAATTATTTCTGAAGCTTGCAAAGAGGTCTCTTCAGTGGTCTTTTTTTGTGTCTTTAGCTCAGCTAGTTAGAGAGTCTGTTTTATGGGTGGAAGGTTATCAGCTCTATGCCGACAAGGCCTGCGTAAGCAAAAGAAATCATTGTATTCCTCTCTTGTTACTTCAATAAAACTATTTTTATGGATTGAAATAAATGAATGCAATTATTAAAAATCGAGATTTAGTTCTATCAAAAGTAATGACAATGCAAGAAGCAGAGGAGACGCTTAAAAAGTTAAAAGTGATCTATCCAAATGCGCGTATTGTCGAAACAGATGAGCCAGTAAAGAAAAAAGTTGAAATTGATGTAGTGCCGGAAGAAGTAGAGGATGTTGGTTGTGTTGGTGGAGGATGCTCGCTCTAACGAAGAGTTGATATCTCTCTTTGCAGTAATAAATGCTTAAGCTTTAGCTTCTACCAGTATTACTCCCTTAAAGAGGACTTAGACTCGCTAAAAAGGGCCTAAACTAAGTTATAACCTAATTAGCTAACAGTAATACAAAATTAGGCAGCGGCAATGATAAGTTTAAGCATCGACTCGCCGGCGTAACCGGCTTTTCTTTTAATTACAGTGCAACTCTTAATTACAGAGCAGGACTGTAACTAACGATTTACAGATCGATGGAAAGATGACTTTTTATCGGTCTACTGAGCACTATGCAGGAGTGCAATATTGCATGCTCACAGCGCAAGAGCCCGTATAAAAGCGGGCTTTCTTTTATTAAATTTAGTTGCCATCTTTTAATTGCCCTCGTAACAGAGGGCTTTTTTATGGGTAAAAGAAAATGAATATGGGAAAAGTAGTAAACGAAACAGTGAAAACAATTTCTAAAGATCGATTAAGTAAGAATTTTGTTAGAAAGGAATTCGCATGTAAATGTGGGTGTAAGCTTGGTATGAATGATGGTGATATTAATCTTGAGCTTGTGCGCGTTGTTCAAGATGTACGAGATCATTTTGGTAAGCCAGTTGTCATTAATAGTGGTTTGAGATGCGCGTTTCATAACAGCCGTGTTGGTGGAGCCTCTAGATCTCAGCACTTATTCGGCAATGCCGCAGATATTCGCATTGCAGGCGTAAATTCTAAGGATATCTATGACTATCTCGATAAAAAATATCCAGACAAATATGGGATTGGTAGATATCCAAGTTTTACCCACATTGATGTAAGAGAAAAGAAGGCAAGATGGAGAGGCTAAATGAAAGAATTATTGAGAATGCTACAGAGCAGATCGAGTGATAATGAGCTTCGATTAGATCTTAATAAGACAACATTGTTTCTCACGACTGTTGCCGGGATTCTGTTAACGGCTTACGCAGTGATTGTGGAGGCTAGTTTTGCTGAAGTATTTTTTATAACGATGATCGGTGCAGGAGCAGGAACGACAGTATCTAAGGGGATTGTGGATACGATCCAAATGAGAAAAGATCATGATGAATAAGTTGTGGGCATTTTTGAGTGGAGTTTTGGGCGCGTTAAGCGTCTTTTTTTATGTCTCAAATAAGCAGAAAGATCAAAAAATTAAGAGGCACAAAGATGAAGCGGAGCGATATAAAGCAGAAGCAGAGCAACAGAGATACATTGCAAAATCTGAAAGAACGACAAAGCGCATTAAAGATCGCATCGATCGCGCTAGTGAGTCTGATATTGACTGCATGCTCAAGCAACAGGGCGCTTTACGAGATGAATCTGAGCGAAGTTAATTGTGCTGGTTGGTTTTTAATAACGGCATCAACTAACGATACCTCTGAAACTAAGAAGCAGGTTGTCGTTCATAATGAGCGCTTCATCTCAAACTGCATTGATTGATGGTGTTTAAATATGGCAAATGAAAGATTAGGAAGATTAGAACAAAAGGCAAATGGTGTCGAGCAATGGATCTGGAAGACCATCTCGGCAATTGGACTCGCTTTGATTGTTTGGTATCTGAATGGGATCAACATCAGTTTAAAAACATTAAGTGATGACATCATTGCTATCAAGTTATCTGATAGTGCTAATGCTGTTCGAATGAACAAGATTGAAGAGGAAGTCATTACTCTTAAAGCGAGCGATAAAGAGATTAGACAGCGTGTAAGCGCATTAGAGCGAGAGAAGTAGTTATGAAAGAGTACATAGAACTTGAACCCTTCTTCGATGATCAGGGTGTTCTTCTTGTGCGCGATAAGATCACGAAAAAGGTTGTACATAATTTAAAAGCGGTATCAGTATCGAATGATGTTGAGACTATGCCGTATAAGATTTTAGATATTAAAGTTGCATCTGTGGGGAAGATTGAATGCAACGTCAAGTAATGCAACGTGGAAGATGGTGGCGCGCTTGGTATTCGACTGCACGATGGCGTGAGATGCGTAAACGCTTATTGCAGAAAAAACCTTACTGTCTTTATTGCAAGAAGCGAGAGGGAAGAATCGTTAAGGCCACGGTTGCGGATCATATTATTCCACACAAAGGAAATCCTACATTGTTTTGGGATGAAGATAATCTACAGCCTCTCTGTAAACGATGTCATGACAGTGATAAAGCACGAGAAGAATCCGGCGGTAATGCCAAGATAAGATTTGGTGCTGATGGTTATCCGATCCAGGTACCCGGGGGGGAGTGATTCTATTTTTGCGGATGCTCTTCTGTTTACCGCCCCCCCATACTTTTTTCTCTGCTTTGGACATTTTGCCTCACGCGCACGCGCGCGATTTATAACTGTTTTTTAATCTTGTCAAGGAGAGTATTATGAAAGCTGATACAGCAAATGCAATAGTTGATGCATTTAAGCAAGCTCAAAAGATTCATGATCCTCCTGAGTTTATTCATTTAAAAAAGGAGGAGATACCTTTTTGGGAAGCGATTATGCGTTCAAAAGCATATGAGACATGGACAGAATTTGATTTGATTCAAGCTGCAAATCTTGCCGTTTCTCAAGCAACGATTCAAAAGTTAACGGAAGAGATCCGGGAAGAGGGAGTTGTCGTTAAGAAAGAGGGAACAAATACAACGATTCCAAATCCGAAGATTGATGCAAAGATCAAAGAGACAGATCTCTCAATTCGCTTATCGCGGATCATTCACGTTCATTCGGAAGCGACAGGTGGCAGAGCAAAAGATGCTAGAGGAAAAAATAGAAGCGTAAGAGATGCTCGAAATGTGATGAGAGCAGGATCTCCTCTACTTGCAGGAGGAGGGTTGCCACTGAATGATTGAACCACGTTATATTGAGTTGCCAGTACATATCATCAGAGCAATCAAGAGTGGTCCTGTTCCTAAAGTAAGAAATTGGCGAGAGTTAGAGTTTCATCAGCTGACAAGAGCTGAACGAATGTGCGCTTTTATAGAGAATCATTGTGTTGTGCCAGAGGGTAAATTAGCAGGTCAGCCGGCAAAGTTAGCGCTCTTTCAAGAAGCTTTTATCTATGCTGTTTATGATAATCCTCATCAAACAACTGAAGCGATTCTTTCAATTGCCCGTAAAAACGGCAAAACCGGATTAATCGCTTTTTTAATGCTTGGTCATATTGTCGGTCCAGAATCAAAGCTCAACTCTCGAGTGATATCGGGCGCAATGAGTCGTGAGCAAGCTTCAGAAGTTTATCGGGCAGCTTCTAATAGTGCCGAGTTATCTGATGATCTTCGCTCTTTAGTGCGAGCAACACCATCGCAAAAAACGCTCTTAGGATTAGCTGTGAATGCCGAGTATAAAGCGATCAGCGCGGAGGGAAAGACGGCGCATGGTAATAACCCTGTTTTAACAATTATTGATGAGGCTGGGCAGATTAAAGGAAGCACTTCCGAATTTATCGAAGCAATTACAACTGCCGGCGGTGCTTATGATGATCCTCTGCGAATCACAATTAGTACTCAGTCTGAAACAGATCATGATTATTTCTCTCTCGATATTGATGATGCCATCGAGCATCAGCCGGCCGATAAAGTTTGCCACTTATATGAAGCCGAGAAAGATTGCGATCTGCTCGATGAGAAGCAGTGGCTCTATGCAAACCCGGCGCTTGGTGAATTTAAAGATATTAACTATTTGAGAGCAGAAGCGGATAAGGCGACAAGATCGCCTCGATTAGCGAATACCTTTCGGCGTTATCAGCTTAACCAACGGATAGTGTCTAATGAAGCTTATATCCAGGCGGATGAATGGAAGCTCTGTAATGGCAAGCCAGCAATGCTTGATAAAGAGATGCAGATCTTTGGTGGACTCGATCTATCGAAGACGACCGATTTAACGTCATTGGTTTTGATTGGGATCGATTCTGTTGATTCAGATCATGCAGTTCATGTTCATCCTTACTTTTGGATGCCGAATGAAAAGATAGAAGAGCGCGATAAAACAGATCGTGCGCCGTACATCTTTTGGCGTGATGAGGGATATATCAAAACAACACCGGGGGCAACGGTTGATTACGATTTTGTTGCGTATCAATTGATTGAAATCCTAGAAGATCACGGGCTTTGGTTCACTGATCTTAAGATCGGTTTCGACAGATGGAAGATCGGGGAGCTTAAGAAGTCTTTATTAGCGCTCAATGTTCCAGAATCTGATATTAATCAATGTTTTATAGAGCATGGGCAAGGCTTTAAAGATATGACGCCGGCATTGGAAAAGCTTACGGAATATATTCTCAATCATCAGCTTAGGCATGGTGATAATCCCGTTTTAAATATGTGTTCATTCAATGCGATAGCGGTAGAAGATCCGGCGGAGAATGTGAAGCTCGATAAGAGGAGAGCAACAGGTCGAATCGATGGAGTACAAGCATTAGCAATGGCAGTGGGAACATCTCTAAAAGAGCCTAACGAAGCTCCTAAAGAGCCTTCATTATTTTTTATTTAGGAAAGAGTAATGGATCAAAACTTACAGAAAAATAAACGTGCATATTCGGTAATTAAGCTTAAAAGCTTTGATTCTGAAGATGATTTTTTCATCTTTTCCGGTATTGCAACAACACCTAAAACAGATCGTCATGGTGATGTTGTTGAGCCGAAAGGCATTGAATTTGAAAACCCAGTCCCTCTGCTTTGGCAACATCGACATGCTGAACCTGTAGGCCACGTTTACTTTGAAGAGGCTACAGATGAGGGGGTAAAGTTTACCGCTAAGATCCCCTATATCAAAGAACCAGGAGAGCTTAAAAAACGTGTCGATGAAGCGATTCACTCAATCCAATATGACTTGGTGCGATGCCTCTCTATCGGGTTTGGTGTGAAGAAATATGCCTGGATTGATGAAACTTACGGTATGCATATCCAGGAGTGGGAATGTTATGAATTATCGCTTGTAACAATCCCGGCCAATTCAGATGCGATCATCACGGAAATTAAGAGTATTGAGCAACAACAACGGGCGCTACCGATCAATGTTGATCAATCAAGAAAATCAGTCGGCGTTACGACTTTAGCTTCAAAGAAAGCGAAAAAAGTTATTCCAATCTATTCATAGATTTATTCATAGATTTATTCATTAATAGATTCATTAGTTGATTTATAAAGATAAGAGGAAAGATATGTTTGCAGATCATATTAAAGGGCTTAAGGCCGCAAAACAGAAAGCACTTGAAGAGAAAAAAGCGATCTTGAAAAAAGCACAAGATGAAGGGCGTACACTCTCTGAGAACGAAATTGCTGAGCTACAAGAGCGAGATGAGAATATCGCGACAATTGATACAGATCTTAAATATTATCAAGATGCGATGAATGCTGATCAAACCACTGCCGAGCCAGTCAATGGGGACACCCAAGAAGCAGGGCAAAAATCTCGGCAAGGCACGGGATCGGTGCGCGTTATTGAACCTAAGTTAGAGAAGGGCGTGCTCTTTGCGCGTGTGGTGAAAACATTGGCGCAGGCGAAAGGATCAGTTTCTGATGCCATTGCGATTGCCGAGAATCAGGCGCGTTTAACGAATGACAATCGAGTGTTGAAGATGGTAAAAGCCTCTGTAGCGCCGGCAACAACTCAAGATTCGACGTGGGCAGGCGCATTAACGGAAGGGAAAGAAGCTTCTAAAGAGTTTATCGAGCTTTTATTGCCGGAAACCATTATGGGTAAATTTGGTCGTGATGGTATCCCGGCTCTTCGCGAAATTCCCTTTAATGTGTTAGTGCCAGGGCAGAGTTTAGGCGGTACAGCAGATTGGGTCGGTGAGGGTAAATCAGCGCCGGTAACATCGGCAGGTTTCTACAATGTGAAGCTTGATCGAATGAAGTTATCAGCTCTATCAGTGTTGACTGAAGAGATGGTCATGGATAGTAGCCCGGCAGCAGATCTGCTTGTTCGCGATACATTGATTGCTGCAATCTCCACAAAGATTGACCAAGACTTTATTGATCCCGGTAAAAAAGAAACTCCTAATCGTTCTCCGGCATCTATCACAAATAAGGCAACGGCAATCGAGAGTACCGGCAACAATGTTGCAGCGATTAAGCGAGATGCAACGTTACTTCATAAGCCATTTATTGAGGCTAATATTCCCACTAATCGTCTCTGCTGGTTGATGGGTTCATCTACTGCATTAACGCTCTCATTGATGACGACAGATTTAGGGGTTCAAGCATTCCCAGGCATGACGCCAAATGGTGGATTCTTCCTTGGTCGACCAGTGATTGTGAGTAGTAATATTGGGAAGATGCTTATTCTTGCTGATGCAGCAAGTATTCTCATTGCTAAAGGTGATGATATCGCTGTGAAATATAGCCAGGAAGCGACGATTAAGATGAGTTCTGATCCAGATAACGATACCAATTCAGAATCTGTCAGCATGTTCCAAAACGATATGATCGCGATTAAAACGGATCAATATATCAATTGGAAATTAGCACGAGATAAGGGTGTTGCTTACATCAGAGAGGTTAATTGGGATTTTGAAGATGGCGCGCCGGGAAAGTAATCACCCCACAATCCGCTATTAGAGTGAATTCTGATGAAGTGAATGCTTCAAAAGCTGCATTAGAGTATGCGGAAGAAAAGGGCATTGATATTCGTCAGGTTCCGGGAAGCGGATCAGGGGGAAGTATTACGAAACCCGATGTTGAAAAATATCTTGAAACGTTAAATCAAGAGTAAAAGATAAGCCCCGAAAGGGGCTTTTTTGATGAGGTTAGCATGTTTGGTTTTTTTAAGAGAAAGCGGAAAGAGAAGCAATTGAGTCCGGCCACCAGTGGTGGATGGAGACCTCTCATCATCGGCGATATCTTTACAGGCGCTTGGCAGAAAGGGGAAGAGCTACAAAAAGAGACTTCCTTAACACACTATGCTGTCTTTACTTGCTTAAGTCTGATCTCACAAAGTATTGCACAATTGCCCTTTATTTTTGTTAAGCAGAAAAATGGCGTATTAAAGCGGACGAAGAGCGAGATTCTTAATGTCTTACGCAAGCCTAATTACTATCAAAATCACATTCAATTTAAAGAAGCGTGGATGTTGTCGAAGCTCATGTACGGCAATACTTATGTTCTTAAAGTGAGAGATAGTCGGGACAAAGTGATTGGTTACCACATTTTGAATCCCACAGCCGTACAGCCATTGGTTTCCGATAGTGGGATTGTCTATTACAAATTATCAACAGATAATTTAGCGTCCATTGGTGAAGATGTTACGGTGCCAGCCAGTGAAATTCTTCATGATCGCTTTAACTGCTTTTATCATCCTTTGGTGGGTATTTCCCCGTTATCGGCAGCTTCTCTATCTGTAAAGCAGGGATTAAAAATCCAGGAAAACAGCACCACATTTTTCAGTAATAAAGCGGTTCCCAGTGGTTTATTGATAGCGCCGGGATCTATCTCTGACGAGACGGCAAATCGAATGAAAAAGCATTGGGAGGCAAATTATTCCGGCAATGGTGCCGGCAAAGTGGCGGTATTAGGCGATGGTTTAAAGTTTGAGCCAATGGCGATGACGGCTCTTGATTCACAATTGATTGAGCAATTGAAATTGACTGCAGAAGTTGTCTGTTCAGTCTTCAAAGTTCATCCCTATCTAGCCGGCATTTCAGATAAACGGCCACAGGAGACGGTAGAAGCGATTCATTTGGAGTTTCTTCAAAAGACATTGCAATTTCATATTGAATCGATGGAAGCGGTGCTTGATGATGCGAATGATCTCGACGGCGTCACGGAATCGATCGATTTAGATACTGCAAATATGCTCAGGATGGATACGGTTAATCGCTATAAATCCCATAGTGAAGGGCTAAAAGCAGGATTTAGAACGATCAATGAAGTGCGTGCTTCTGAAGGATTAGATCCGGTGACAGGTGGTGATACACCGTATCTGCAACAGCAGAATTTCTCGCTAGAAGCATTGGCAAAACGGGATGCAAAAGAAGATCCCTTCTCCAACAGATCAGAGCCAGAACCTAAAAAAGATCGAGAAGAGGATACAAAATCGCTATTGAAAGGCTTAATCGAAGGATTTAAGAATGGATAAGTTAAAGCAAGAATTATTAAGTACCATCAAATCATTTATTCATGAGCAGATTGCACCTCTTCATAATGAAATCAAAGCATTACATGAAGAGAATCAGCGACTTAACGATCTTATTAAAAATCTTCCCAAGCCGGCAGATGGCCAAAATGGTAAAGATGGTCGAGATGGCAAGGATGGCCAGAACGGCAAAGATGGAAAAGATTTCGATCAGCAGATTGCGAAAGAGATGTTAGAGCTGATGTTTGAGCCTTACAAAATAAAGCTGGCCAATCTCAAAGATGGGCGTGACGGTAAGGATGGCCAAAACGGTAAGGACGGCGCATCTGCTTACGACATTGCTGTTAAATATGGCTTTAAGGGAACTGAACTTGAGTTTGCTCAAGCGCAATTTGGTAAAGATGGTCGAGACGGAAAAGATGGTGCGCCGGGGAAAAATGGCGCGGATGGTCAAGATGGCGCTTCCGCCTATGATCTTGCCGTTAAATATGGTTTCAAAGGAACGCAATTAGAATTCGCAAAAGCTCAATTTGGAAAAGACGGCAAAGATGGCCAAAACGGTAAGGATGGCCGTGATGGGAAAGATGGTGTCGGTTTTGATGATCTCAAAGTTGAGTTTGATGGGGAACGAACTATTCAATTGAAATTTGAAGCTAATGGAAATACGAAATCTTATGAGTTTTCTTTCCCGGCAATGATCTATAAAGGTGTTTATAGAGATGGCCAAGAGTATCAAATAGGCGATACGGTCACAGATAACGGAAGCTTATGGACTTGCTTAAAGCCCACCAAAGAGCGACCTATTTCAGCAGAAAAAGGCTATTGGCAATTAGCTGTCAAGCATGGGCGACAGGGCGAAAAGGGAGCGCCGGGAATGAGTGCTTATGATTTGGCTGTAAAAAATGGCTTTAAAGGCTCTGAGAAAGAGTATTTAGCTGAGATCAGAAGGGGAATAAAATGATGTTAGTGACATTAGAGGAAGCGAAGCATCAATGCTATGTGGATCATGATTTTGATGATGAATTAATTACTCTCTATATCAAAACGGCAAGTGCGGCTGTAGCTAGATATATTAAGCGTGATGATCTAACAAGTGAAAATGCGCCAATAGAAGCTAAATACGCAACATTAGCTTATGTCGGAAAGATGTATAAAGATCGCGATAATGATGAAAACCAAGATTATACCCACGGCATGCTCCCCAATTTTGTAACGGCAATTCTCTATCCTTTACGTGAACCCACAGTGCAGTAGGAGGGAATATGAGAGGATTAAGAGCAGGAAGCTTACGGCATCGAATCACCATTGAAGAGCCTATTATCGAAGAAGGCGCTTTCCAAAAACAGAGTTGGCGCGTCTATAGAGAAAATGTGCCGGCAAAAGTCACCTTTCTAAGTGTCAAAGAACAGGTGGCCAGCGGTGCAGAAATCTCAAAAGTCAGTGCGCGTATCCAGATACGGTATGACAAGAATATCAATGCGAAGATGCGTATTAGATTCCGTGATGATCTCTATGAAATTGAGGGTGTGGTGCCGGATAATGAGAGTGGGCTTCAATGGTTAACACTTACGGTAAATAAGGGCTTAACTCAAGAGTAGAATTTAATGTTATTAAATTTGATAATATTTTATTTTGTATTATTCTGACTTGAATTTACAAATATTATAAGTTGGAGAGCTATGTCTGAAATTTATTCCTTAGACCTTTCGTATGCTATAAAATATGAAACAGATCAATACATCCCCTTAAATGAAATAATTAAGGCTTTGAGTTCTTTAGAAGTTCTTTTAAGTAAAAGTGATAAAATTGTATCAGAGTTGATCAATATTGATATATCAGGGCAAGAACTGTATATCACTAGACTTCAGTCAGGGAGCTTATGGGAAGATATTCTTGTTAAGCTGATATTTAAGGATCAAGAGTCGCTTGATAAAGCGATTGAAAAATTAAGGGACTCTAAAATGAGGGAATATATACTTGGTGCGATATTAGGAGGTGCACTTTTATATGGGTATACTCTACTGACCTCTAATAATCAAGCATCTAACGTAGTGTCTGATACAAATCAAAGTAATATAATTCAAGATAGTGATAATAGTAATATTTTCAATTTCCATGGTGATGTAATTGATGAGGAAACAAGAGAAATTATCAATGAAGTGATACAAGAGTCTTTTGCTAAAGATCCTGCATCAGTTGCTAAACAGACTATCAACTTCTTTGAGCCGGCTAGAAAAGATCCCGAGGCGAAGATCTCAATGGGGGGAGATACTGAACTTCCATCAGTTATCTCAAAAGAGGTAATTAACACAGTTCCTGAGAAATATAAGAAGCCTGATAATAAAGATGTTAAAGAATTAGATGATGTTAAGATATCGTTTAGAGCTAAAGACTTAGATAGTAACAAAGCAGGGTGGGCTGGTGTTATAGAATCTGTAGGGGATTTTGGAGATTCGGGTATTGATTTAGATGATATAGGCGATGGAAGACTTAAGGTCGAACTAGATCCCTTACTAGATCCTGATGATATTTTTGAGCAGGACTACATATATGCCAATATCTCTCTTGAGCGCAAATATGATCAAGCCTCTAACAAATTAAGACCAACAAGAATTATTATTAGATCTATACTTGATAAATAGTGTTTTATTAAACTCGAATAGGAAAGTATATGTTAGATCAAAAAGAGATAATTAAGCACGAGTTGAATGTTAAAGCAGAACTGGAACATATTAAAAAGCGTTTTGCTAGAAAGCTAGGAGAAGGCCGTCAGATCCATATGTGCAGCGATGAATTTTGGGCTCAGGATAGATATTGTTTTTATTCAGGTGATGCATCGGAGAAGGATGATGTGTTAACTAAGGGTGTTATTTTGCCTGACAGGAGTAACTCTAAGTTAATCCTATTTAAAGATCATTACGAACTGAGAACTACTGCTAACCCAGCTAAGTTGATTACTTACATTATTGATTTAGATGGATTATCTTACTGCACTCCAGACAACTCTATTCAAGAAACATATGTTTTTGAAGATATTAGCCCTGACAATATCTTAGGATGGTTTATTTATGATGCGGATAAGCATTATGATCAAATAATCGAAATAGGCTTTAATTCCTAACGGCATTTCAGGATACAAAGCTCGCAAATGCGGGCTTTTTTATTGCCCAAAATCCAACTATCCGGAATTTCCGGACGGTTCACTATCAAGTATTACTTTACAATTGAGAGAGGCTAATCATGAGCAAAATCACACGCACACGGATACGTGGAATGAAAGAGCTCAAAGAGAAGCTCAAGAGAGTTAGCGACGATATGATTAATAAAGGCGGTCGCTCTGCATTGAGAAGTGCTGCTAATGTGATTCGAAAAGAAGCGAGATTGCGTGCAGAAAGACTTGATGATCCAAGCACTCCGGAGCGGATCGCTGACAATATTGTTGTGCGATGGGATCGTAAAACATTCCGTAAAACAGGGAATCCTGCATTTAAAATCGGTGTTCAGGGCGGAGCAAAGGGCAATGCAAAAAAGCAAGGAAAGGGTGGCGATACTTTTTACTGGCGATTCTTAGAGTTTGGTACTAAAAATATGCCGGCAAGGCCATTTATGCGACCGGCGATCGATGCTAAGCAACAAGAAGCAGTTGAGAGATTTGTTGAGGTGTATAAAAAACAATTGGATAAGATTATCAATTGATAAAATGATAAAAGGAAATATTAGTTGTGCCTACAGAGGCTTAAGGAATTTTAACCATCTGATTTGAGAGAAAGACTTGAAGATGGACTTGTCTGATAATTAGATAGCTACCTATATACTAACATCAAGTTGATGTGGTAATATAGGTAGCATTAACTTAACGACAAGGAAAAATTCATGTTTACATTAACCCAAGAAGTTTTTACGCCAGAAACGCATTTTGAATCTAATGCAGAGGAAAGGGTGAATTTCATTTTTAATGGAAAAATAACATTGCAAACCATAAAGGATTGCATGCTTAAAGCTTATTCAAAAAGGGCGGACACATCAGTGTATAATTTAGATACTGTACCGAATACTTATTTTTACCATGAATTCCAGTCCTCTATATCAGAGGAACTCTGTAAACATGGTTGGACACACAAGAAGGTTAAAAATTATCCTCTCTGTGTAAGCCCAGATAAAAAAATAGTGGTTATTTTTGGAACAGGCTCAGAAGGAACAGGGCAAAATACGGATGTGATGCCAACATTAAATAAGGGGAAACTAGGCATAATGGCCGTTAATACTATAAATGAAAGCTTTGATTTTAGTAAGGATCTTACGGTGTATATGATTTTATTTAAACCTGAAGATGAAGCTATCTATTGTGAAATATCTATCCCAGATAAGATTGTTGGCAATAAAATCGAAGGTTGGAAAGAAAGAAACTTGTTACCTGTAATGTATACCACTAAACCAGGGCCTATTTCACCTAATAAAGAGACTACCGATAAGGATGATAGCTCCGATTTTGAGATAACTAGGAATGCTATTTGATTTATAATATATCAGGAGGTTAAAAGAACACCATGTACTTTAATCCAAGTAGATTAACAACGGCTCGTTTGTTAAGAGGATTAACGCAGACAGAGATAGCAAGAAAGCTAAATATCATACCTAGAACAATTAGAGGGTATGAAAATGGTGAGTATGAGCCTGAGAATATTAAGGAATTAGCATCTGTTCTTGAATTACCAGTTAGTTTTTTTATGCAGGAAGAGCCTTTAACGTTGCCTAGTCAAGATGCAATATCTTTTCGTGCAGCATCAAGATTAACTGTGAGAACGAAAAACCAAGCTCGTAGCTTGCAAGTAATAGCACATCGTATAAACAAGTGGTTTGAAAGAAAATATAATCTTCCATCTGTAAATTTACCTAATTTATTGAATGAAGATCCAGTGACAGCGGCAATGTCTTTAAGAAAATATTGGGGGCTTGCTGATAAGCCAATTTCCAATATGATTTCATTGTTAGAGAAAAATGGGATAAGAGTATTCTCTTTAGCTATAGATAACTTGGTTGATGCTAATTGTGTTTGGTTTGGGGAGCAACCATATGTCTTTATGAATACTACAAAGTCAACTGAGAGGGATCGTTTTAATTTAGCTCATGAGTTAGGACATTTAGTATTGCATTCTGAATCTATGCGAGGTTATGAGGAAAGAAAAGAATCAAAAGTTGAGGAAAAAGAGGCAAATGAGTTTGCGGCTGCATTTTTAATGCCAGAAAGTAGTGTCTCATACAATGTCCCTAGTTTCATCACTGTTGATATGCTTATTGAGATGAAGAAAAGGTGGGGGGTATCCTTAGCCGCTCTAGCGTATCGTTTGTTTGGTCTCGGAAAGATTACTGAGTGGGTATATACGAGAGTATTATCTCCGGAGATGGCAAGAAAAGGATATAGAACGAAAGAACCAAGTCCTATGCCCACGGAAACATCTAGTTTATTGACACAAGTATTTAATTTACTTAAAGAGGATGGACTTTATATTGATGATTTAGCTAATGATCTAAATATGCCAATCAAGGATATCCAAGATCTTGTGTTTAATCTTGGGATAGAAAATAAGCGAGAATTGACCATCATTAAAGGGCAAGGTTTGTTGTCAGAAGATAAGAAGATATCCCCAACTCTTAAGCTTATTAAGTGATGTTAATATAAAGCATATTAGATTTTAATTCACCTTAATAAAAGCTCGCTCCGGCGGGCTTTTTTCATGCGAGTAAGAAAATGAATAAGTTGATATATGACATTTCTCGAAAGATGCAGATCCCTTTTTATAGTGCGGGAGTTGCACAGCAAGTGAGGGGTGATAGTTATATTGTTTGGCAGATCATTAGTGATGTACCGGGGAAGACAATCGGTTATGCGAGCAATATTTCAAAAGTACGGGTGCAATTTGATATCTATTCAAGAAATGAGGAGGCGGTATTTGAAATCGGAGATCATTTAGAAAGTGTAATGCTTGGTAAGGGGTTTGTCTTATTGCGGACTGGCCCCTTTTTTAATGCCGATACAAAGATGTATCGAAGAGCCATTGATATAAGTTTTATTAGGAAAGGATATAGACATGGAAAGAAGCAATGAAATTTGGACGCAGGGCACACAAATGTATGTCTCTGGAATAGATTCAAAAGGCAAATTAGTTGTGTATGAAGTCGAAGGTGTAAAAGATTTTAGCCCACCACAGCCGACTAAGAATGAGATCGAGCTTACAACGTTAAAAGATAAAGCCAAACGTTTTATGAGTGGTCTAATTGATGCCGGTGAAGGTTCGATTACACTCAATTATTTAGAAGATGATAAGGGGCAGCAATTCTTGTATGAAATGTACGAGAAGAACGGACGTGTAGAAGTCATTATTGGCTTAGATAATGGCTTTGGTATTGATATTAAAAAAACGGAAGATGGGTATACCTTGCCCGATACTCGAGGTTGGTTTGTTTTTAATGGCATTGTGAAGCAGTTTGCAATCGAAGTTGGCCAAGATGATGTTGTAAAAGCTTCAATAGTTGTTAAGTCTTCCGGTGAGCCTAAACTGAAGCGTAAAAAAGCTTAATAATTAATTGGTTAAAACTATAAATGGCCCCAAAAAGGGGCTTCTTTTTTGGAGAAAACACCATGAATTTAAAAGATTTAGTTAAAAAGCAATACATCACAAAGAAAACCTTGCAGTTAACAGATGAGGTTTCGGTAGATGTTAATTTACGTCCAATGCCTTTTTATCTCTTTTGGAAAGGGTTAGATGAAAATGGGAACGAGCTTACAGACGATCAATTAATTGCCCATAGAATTGCTCATTGTGTGGTTGATGATGAAGGCAATCCTGTATTTACATACGAACAAGTGATTGGAAAAGATCCTGACTTAACACTTGATCCACTGCTAATTTTAAAGCTTGGTGAGCTATTGGCCGATAACTCAACATTGGGAAAGATGTTGAAGACAAGCTCAGATTCGAAGAAGAGTTCTGGTGCGAGCTTGTCATTAATGGAATCGGTGGAAAAACAATAGCTGAAGCAAAGAAGAATATCTCTCTCAATGAAGGGATGACATGGTTAAGGTATATCAAGCAGAGAGGTACGCTTAATCCCTCTCGAAAGTTGGAGCAGACAGTTGGATTGTTAACAGCGCTTTTTGTAAGTGCAAACAGTAAAGATAAAGTGGATTTTTCAGATTATATGCCGTTCGAATTTTCTAAAAAGAAAGCTAAAACACAAGAAGATCTATATGAGCAAATAATTGCAGGAGAATATCAATGAGCAGTAGCTTAGGTACATTGACTCTTGATCTCATTGCAGAGATTAAAGAGTTTAAGCAAGGGATGGATAAAGCCTCTAGAATTGCAGAGCAGAACTCAAGAGAGATTCAGTGCTCGATCAGAGATATTGAGCGAAGAATTCAAAGGATGTCCCGTGTAGTAGCTTCTGTTGCAGGTGTTTTTGGTGCAACTCTAACAGTATCTGCTTTTAATAACTGGATTAAAGGAAGCTTAGAATCTGCACAGAACACCGGTATTTTTGCGGAAAAGATAGGGCTTACAGTAGAAGAGTTAACGACCTTTAGATATATCGCAGGACAAGCAGGGGCGAGTGTTCAGGAGTTAGATTCTTCAATGCTTAGATTAAACTCTAGGCTTGGTGCTGCCGTATCCGGCGGTGGACCTGCTGCATCAACTCTAAAAAGGCTTGGACTTAACGCTAAAGAGCTACTCTCTTTGCCACTTGAAGAGCGTATTTTAGCAATCTCTAAGGCAATGGAGGGGCTAACCAGAGGGGAGCAACTTCGTGCGTTACAAAATATGGCCGGTGATTCTGCTCGAAGTCTTATAAAGATCTTCGATATGAGCCAGAAAGAGATTCAAGAGTTATCTGCCAATGCTCGAAAGCTTGGTTATGTCTACTCCACAGAGATGGCGCGTAATGCCGATACGGTATTAACTCAGATAGGGGAGATAAAAGGGGCTTTTAGCAATCTTTCTCTTCAAATTATTAATGAGTTTTTACCCGATGTTGAGAAATTCTTCTCTTCTATTACTGCAGATGATATTAAAGAGAGTACCAAGGTTGTAAAATCTGTTATTGAAGATGCCGGAACAGCAGTTAAGGCGCTATCAATCGCATTTGGATTAAAGCTAGTTGGTTCTGTCAGTGCATCTACAGTGGCTTTTGGGATTAATACTGTTGCGAAGACAGTTAATATTGCAACAACACTCAAGTTAGAAGGCGCATCATCTAGGGCAGCATTAGCAATTGCAGCTCAGACAATGGCCGTTAGAGGGTTATCAGTTGCCTATAGTGCTCTAGGTGGTCCTTTAGGCTTGCTTTTACTAACAGCGGGTAGCTTTGCTTTTCTAAAGAAAAAGCAACTAGAAGCTAAAAAGTCAACAGATGAACTTACAGAGTCGATTGGTGATTTAACGGTTGGAATAGAGAAGTTATCTATTGAAGAGGCCAGATATAAAAGAGATAACTTAGAAACCAGAATAAGGGAAGCGAAAGATAGGGAAGCCTCTATTCGTCAAGAGCTAAAAGAGATTGAAAGCCAAAGAGAGTTTATTGAGAAAAGAGGGTATAAAAAACTTAGTATTTGGGGGAAAGAGACCCTCGATATTGAAAAAAATGCAGAAGAATTAGAGAAGCTCAGAAAGAAAAAGAATGAGCTAGAGTTTGAGCAGAAGAAATTAAATAATTCTATTCGTGCCGGAGAAGAGGCATTTAAGAGCTATGACGATGTCATTAACAGAGTTGTGAGAAATATGGGTGATCTCGCAAGCGAATCGGATGCTGTTAAAAATAAGCTAGATGAAGTGATATCTAAAATTAAAGATGACACTGCAAGATTAAGCTTAAAAACCGAAGTAGAGATATTTCGTCATGAATGGAATAACACTACAAAATGGGATGAGTATAAAGTAGGAAGTGAAGAAGAACAAAAAGAGATAAAGGCTAAAATTGAAGCTGCCTATGCGGAGTTTGATAATAAGAAGAGAATTGTAAACCAAGCTTCCCAAAAAGGCATCGATCTAGCAAAAGAATATCAGCGTATCATGGAATCGACACTTTCAGATGAAGAGCGCCGGGGCTTAGAGCTCCAAAAGAATCTTGAGATCCTCCGACAATACGGCGCGTCTGAAGCAGATATGTTGGCGGTTCGTCGAGCAGCATATGAATCAATGAGTGTGGATCTGCCGGGATACGATGGTTCAGGCGACACATTGACAGCACAGCTTGCGCGTATTAATGAGAATATTGCCGAGCTTGATCAATGGAGAGAAGAGCAATTACAGAAGATCCAACAAGCCTACGGTGATGAAGAGAGCGCACTAGCAGAATCGATCGCTCGTAAAGAAGAGATTGAACGTGCTTATCGAGAGCGTCGCTCACAGTATGAGGGAGAGTTGAATCAAGAATTACTCAATATGGCGCAATCGCTCTCCTCAGAAACTCTTTCAGTTTTAGAAACCGCAGGTTTAGAAGCAAGTGGAATCTATAAGGCTCTGTTTCTTGCCAACAAAGCTGCTGCTTTTGCTAATGCTATTGTTAGCGCTCAGGTGGCAGGGGTAAAAGCGATGGAAGCTTATTCATCGATCAATCCAGGAATGGCTATGGCAATGGGCAAAATGATTACCGGAGTAGGTATGGTTAATGCCGGGATCATTGCCGGCACGGCATTGCGTGGATTCGCCACTGGTGGATATACCGGTCATGGTGGCAAATATGAACCTGCCGGGATTGTCCATGCCGGTGAAGTAGTCTTCTCACAAGATGATATTCGTCGATTAGGTGGCGTGCAAGTTGTCGAATCAATTCGTACAGGCAAACTTCCAGGATTTAAAGAGGGAGGTATTGTCGGATTAGGCTCAGTGAATATTCCCGATCGAACCTTCCAGTCGCTCAATCATTTCTCTCCTGAAATCAACATTACCGTCCATGTCTCGGAGGATGGAACAGCAGATGCAGAAGCATACGATGGTCTCGGTAAAAAGATCGATGAGCGCATTAAAGTCACCGTAAAGCGAGAGATCGCCACAGCACAAAGACCGGGTGGGGTGTTGGCGAGGAGGTGAGTTTTATAAGGTAAATTTTACTTTATAGGGAGTTATCGCTACTATATTACTAAATATCATATGAATATATCTTGTATATAAAGTTGGGATAATTCACAGAATGAGTAACATTATAGAGGTGGCGTGTCATGAAAAATTATCTCCACCACCGAGCGATATAAATGAGTGCACTGAGAGCGATAGGTTTATTCGTGATAGTCATCCTTTATATCCTCAGGTAGTTGTTGCACAAATAATAGAATCAGGTAAGAGCTTTCATCCTTCAAAAGAAGCAATGAAATTTATTGCAGATCATTCTGAGGAAGGTGAAGATCTTTTGTATGATGTAATGCATAGTAATTTTTGTACAGAACCACTTAAGGCAAAGTATATAAATTCTTCTTGGTGTCTGTTTTACTCTAAATGGGCTCCTAGCGACGCTTATATATTAAATCCGCATGAAACGGAGGATTATTATTGTAAGTTTTTTGTTCGTAGCAAAAATATTGTGTTGAATTTCATATCGTTCCATATGCCAAGATTCTCTTATTAAATAGGTGAGCAATATGTATAGTCAATATAAAGAAGATTGCTGTATTTGCGATAGCGCTGATACACATATAAAAATAGAAAACTCTCCAACTTCCGTTGATGGTATTAACTTTTCATATAAGTTAGTTTATATTCATTGTAATGAATGTGGATATGAATTTGGCAACAGGGCTTTAACTTTACTTAATGTGAGTAATAAAAATGAAGCTCAGAAAGAGGCCATAGAACAAGGGCATATTTTCAATTTTATTGAAATAGATGTACTTCCTGAAACAAGGCCAGATGTTAAGTTTCCCGAGGCTATGTATCGACAGATTAAAAATCATGGGGGGCAAACATTAATGATGTCATTGAAAAGTGCAACTCAGACCATTCTTTATCCAAATGTAGGTTCAGAGTCAAAAGATTATGAAACTACATTTTTGAGGTATGCGTAAATTAGTTTGCGATTGAGCTTATAAAAGGAATTATAATTCGTGAGTACAGATAGCAAAATAGAGGAAAAAGTGATGGAGTTTGATTTTAAACAGAGCTCTTTCGTCATTGATAAAGTAATTAAAAACTCTTTAAATGAATCATCACTACCACCTGATCAGCCATTAACTCTAAAGGCTAATAAGAATTATGGTTTTTCTCTCGTAGATGGCAATAAGAATCGAGTTAGACTCAATATAAATTTTATAGGAGACATGGCTTTATCTAGCGATGAAAGTCAAGTGTTTAGATTTTTAGAGATAGTCGCAAGAGCTGAATTTGAATTGAGTTCAGATAGTGCTGATGTTGATAAAGATGAAACGTTACAAAGAATGTTATTGCTACATACCAATGTACAGCTTACTGACTTTGTTAATCAGCTAATTCTTACTAGTGAGTTGAGAGGAAGTAAAATTCCTTATGATGTATAAATAAAATAGAAATTAATTTTATTAAACCTCGCATCGCGAGGTTTTTTTACGTCTAGAGAAAGGTGAAAGTGGAAAGAAAGATGAAAACATTCAAATGGCAACCGATGATCGAGGCGACAAGTAAACGACAGTATCAAGCGAAGATTCAGTCGTTTGGTGATGGTTATGAGCAGAGACAGAAAGGCTCACCACATACGGATCTACGCATTTATGAAAATATGGTCTTTCGCGGTACACGGGAATATGTTGAAGAGATTGCTAATTTTGTTGATGAGCATGCCGGCGTAAAGGCTTTTTTATGGCATGCGCATGATCGCAATCAGCCTCGTAAATATCGAACCGATGGCGACCCGATTGTGAAGTTTATCACCGGTGATGCGTGGGAAATCACATTAACAATGAAGGAGGTTTTAATATGATTTCAGATCAGTTTTTAGCGACTTTGTCGGGAGTTGAGCAGGACTATATTGTCGATCTTTATGAGGTAGATGTTTCCCATGTGATTCGTGATGGTAGTAATTATTTCTATTTCTGTAATCACGTGAACGAGAAAGGTGAGAACGTTGTTTGGAATGGTCGGCCTTATGTGCCGATCCCAATTAAAGTTGAGGGAATGCAACTTAAAAGTGAAGGTCCAAGTAGCAGGCCGACAATGACCATTGCTAATGTGAATGGTTATATCACCGGCATTATTAATCAGTTTAATGGCTTGATTGGTGCGAAACTCGTTCGCCGGCGCGTACCATTACAGTTTTTAGATGCAGTTAACTTTTACGATGGTAACAAGCGTGCCAATCCGAATGAGTATCTGTTGCAGGTTTATACCGTCAACTCTGCAATCTCATATAACCGAGAGCAAGCGACGTTTGAGTTATCGCTTCCGAGCGAAACAGATGGCGCGTTATTACCAAAGCGGACGATCTACTCATCTGTCTGTGTCCATCAATATCGTGATGAGTGTTGTGGTTATACCGGGAGACCGGTGGCCGATATCAATGATATTAGGACGAATGACTACAGCAAAGATCAATGCTCAAAGACTCTCAATGGATGCAAAATGCGTTTTGGGATGAATAGTCAGCTTCCATACGGAGGATTCATAATGGCGGATAAGGTAGGGTAATGAGAGAGATTATTGAATATTGTCAAAGCAGAAAAGACCAAGAAGCCGGCGGAGTTATCCAAGCCGGTATTTTTTTGCCATTTGAAAACATTGCGGACGATCCAAAGAATCAATTTGAGTTTGATCTATCGGGTATTGATTACGATTCTATTGATGTCATCGTTCATTCTCATATCAATGGGATTCCCTATTTATCTGATGCAGATCGTAAAGCGCAAGTGGCCAGCGGTAAAGAATGGTGGTTAGTTATTGGCGATAAGATACACAAATATAAGCCGGTGCCGTTACTCCGAGGGCGTGAATTTATCTATGGGAAGCATGATTGCGGAACATTAATAGAAGATGCGATGCACCTTTGCGGTATCAATCTCCGGCATTATCAGCGCGGAACAATTGAGAAAGATGCAGAGATTGGCAAGCTTGAAAACACTTTTCCAAAACTTGGGTTCGAGCGTATTGATGAGATCGTAGAGGGTGCAGTTATTCTCACATCTAGCGGAGATGAAGCGAATCATGCAGCACTCTATATTGGCGATGATCGTGTCCTGCACCATGTTTACGGCGGTATCTCTAAGCGAGCATTTTACGGGAGTGAATTCCGTTCCCGGACACATTCGATTTGGATTCATAAAGATTGGAAGCCAGAGATGATTGAAGCTATTGATAATGATTTGAGGGCATACGAATTATGAGACGAATAACCGTAAGATTTCATGGCGACCTAAAGCAATTCGGCGATAACTTTAAACTGCATGCCGATTCAGCGAATGAAGCCTTACATTCACTTATGTGTCAGATCGATGATTTACGAAATCATATCAGAAATGGCTGGTATGAGTTGCGCGTCGGTAACCGGGTTAAAAGTGAAGAAGATCTCAAAAATGGGATTGATCTTAAGGAGAGCGATATTGTCCATTTAACACCGAAAACCGTCGGTGCCGGTAAGTTTGGCACATTTATTGCCGGTGCAGTTCTTGTTGCTGTAGGCGCCATCGGTTTTGTAGCAGGATGGGGAACACCGTTCATTCAAGCAGGGATTGGATTAATGATCGGTGGCGTGGCGCAGATGTTAGTTCGGCAACCTTCATTTAATGAGAATCATATGGGCGTAGAAGATTCCAAAAGTAGTGCATTCAGTAATTTATCCAACATGGTCGGACAAGGGAAACAGATTCCGCGCGTGTACGGCGAGATTCGCGCCGGCAGTATGATTATCTCGCAAGATATGTCGAGCTATCGACCAAACTCTGGCGAGAAGATTAGTGGTATCGAGAAGCCGACTTACACGAAAAAACGAATTAATGTCATTCATGCCCAAGATAAAAATGGCGATTACATCGATACAGATATTAATGATGAATCAGTGCAGGAAGCAGCAGTCACAATCGTGACAAATTGGAGGTAATTAATGGGTGGTAAAAAAGGGGGCGGTGCAAGAACACCGAATATTGCACCTAATACACTTGAATCACATCAAAAATTAAAAGTATTAGATCTTATCAGTTCAGGGGAAGTCTATTCCCTTGAGCATGGCGATGAGATGCCACTTCGCTCTATCTACTTGAATGATACGCCGATCCAAAATGAAGATGGTTCGTTGAACTTTAAAGGTGTGCGCGTGGAATATGCGAAAGGTGCAGTGGATCAAGATTATCTACCAAACTTCTCATCAGTGAGTACAAGCGTTAATGTCGGTGCAGAGGTGAAAAGAGATCAGCCGATTACTCGCACAATCGTCAATCCAGAGATCACAAGTTTACGCGTAACTGTCGGCGTTGATGCATTGATGCGTTCCACAAAGGAAGGAGATCAACTTCCGACTGATGTGAACATGACGATCTCAATTATCAAAGATAACAACTATTACGCGAGCAAAGTCTTTTCGCTTCATGAAAAGGGATCTCATCCCTATTACCAAGACTTTGTCTTTAATGATCTACCGCCGGCACCCTTTTCGATTCATTGTGTGCGTAATACTCCCGATTCAAATAGTGATCTGCTTCGCAATAAAACTTTTTTCTACAGCTATGTTGAGTCTGTTGATGCTAAGTTTCGTTATCCAAAGCTTGCTATTTGCGGTTTAGAGATCGACTCAGAACAATTTGGGAATAATGTGCCGACGCGGACATACGGATTAAAAGGCGCTATCGTTCAGATTCCCTCTAACTATAATCCCGTTACACGTGAATATGATGGTTTATGGGATCGACTCTTTAAACCAGGATACACCAACAATCCTGCTTGGATTCTTTACGACCTATTAACGAATGAAACGGATGGCTTTGGTGATCGTTTGAAAGGCTATCGCATCGATATAGATAAGCTCTATCAGCTTGCAAAATATTGCGACGTTTTGGTCGATGATGGTAATGGCGGAAAAGAACCGCGATTTGTTTGTAATGCCGTAATCCAGGGCAATGATGCATATAAGGTTCTATATGATGTCTGCTCCACGTTTCGAGGGATTCCAGTATTTCATAATGATCGTTTTACCGTCTACTACGATCATAAAGCGGATGTGAGTGCGGTCTATAACAATTCAAACGTGATCGATGGTCTCTTTGACTATTCATTCACATCAAGACAAGATCAGCACAATCAAATTCAAGTGCAATATATCGATAAAGAGGATGGCTATCGCACAAAGATTGACGAAGTTTCCGATGAAGCGCACATTGCGAAATATGGTTTAAACACACTCTCTATTACCGCTTTTGGTGCGACCAGTCGAAGCTATGCATTACGGATGGCCAAGTGGAATCTTGTCACGAATTTGACCGAGAATGAATTTGTCTCATTTAAGGTCGGGCTCGAAGGGATTCGCCATGCGATCTACGACATCATTCAAATTGCCGATAATGACTATGCCGGTACAAGCGTGGGTGGGCGCGTTATCGATATTGATGGCGATACGATTACTCTCGATCGTGATGTGAGTGATGTTGAATCATTTTTCATTATGAATCGAGAAGCGAAATCTGTCTCTTATCGTGTAAAACGGAGGTTAGCGGGTGATTGTTATCAGCTCGATAAAGTTGTTGATGCCGAGGAGTATAGCGCCTTTAATGCAGTCTTAAAGCATGTTGAGCCACGACTATTCCGCTGTATCTCAATTAGTGAAGATGCTGAGGAAGGGGTCTATACGATCGTCGCTGTCAAACATAATCCGCAAAAAGAAGCGATTGTGGATGAAGCTGCAGAGTATATCGAGCCGAACCATTCAATAATCAACACACTACCACAATTGGTGAATGGACATACCTCAAACAATGGCCGAGAGATCATCTTAAAGTGGGATAGCCTAGAAGTTGCCGGCAAGCAGAATGAGTATCGTATCGAGTTGCTTAAAGACCAGGCGCTCTATAAAACCTATCGTACCAAAGAGAATCAGCTTGTATTAACCAATCTCCCTCAAGGCGAATATGTTGCCAAAGTTAGAGCGATCAATAGTGCTGGCCAGTTTTCTGAAGAGCTGATTATTGCTTTTAGCACGACCTATAGGATCGATGGTTTACGTGCGCGTCCGATCGTATTCGGGATTGAACTTCACTGGCAGTTGCCGGCATTGATTACGACAGAAGCCTATACTGAAATCTGGTATTCAGATGTTGATGATCGTACCAAAGCCAGTAAATTGGCTGTCCTTCCATATCCGCAGAGCAATCATACAGTAAGCGGATTAAGCGTTGGTGATGAATTGTTCTTCTGGTTTAGGTTAGTCGATGCTGATGGTAACCAAGGCGAGTTTTCTTACACATTAAAAGGCAGAGCAAGCGATAGCGCAGATGGTATTCTCGGCTATTTCCAAAATCAGATTACAACAAAAGAGATTAGCTCTGAAGCAGTTGATGAGATCATTGAGCAAGCGAAAAAAGAGATCGATTTTGATGATGTTGTTGATCCTGGTGATATTGATAAGATCATTGAGAGAGCGAAAGAAGAGATTAGCTTTAATGATATTGCGACATCTGTAGATATCGATAAGATCATCGATCAATCGCTAACGAATGCGAAAGAGAGTGCCGATGAAATTGTCAAAGAATCAGGTATTGTCAGCAATATCAATCAAAAAGTCGGGAGTGCAGAGCTTGATGCAAAGCTGTTAGAGCTTTCAAAGGTGACGGCAGATCGTGCTATTCATGCAGAAACGCAAACAAATCGTGTCAGTATTGGTGATCATTATGCTGAGATGATTTTACAAAAAATTTCAGAGGTAACTAATAGTAAGCAGTTAGCCAGCCAATATCTGTCGTTAGTTGCGCAAAATGAGATAGCTAAAGCTGAATTCCTGCTTTCTCAAATCGCTCAAGCGACAACAGATAATGCTTTTGCGCGTGAAATTCATTCATTAACAGCTTCTTTTTTAGAGAATGAGGCTAGTATTAAATCACTCAAAGAGACTGTTACGAATGAGTTTGAAGCGACAGCAAAGACGATTGACCAACTGAAAGCAAATGTTGATGAGACCATTCAATCAGAGATCAATAACGTCAATGAGGTGATCGCTGAGAAGGAGGAGGCAACAGTAAAGAGTGTTGAGAAATTACAGACAGATATCAATGATCTTGATCATAACCTTAGTGCTGAAATTGTCTTATCGAAATTATCTCAGGTCACTGGTGATTCGCAATTATCGCAGCAAGTGTTTGCATTAATTGCAGAAAATGAGCGAGCAAAAGCGGAGTTACTACTCTCTCAGTTAGCTCAAACAACAGATACTAAGGCATTGGTTCAAGAAGTATTATCGCTAACGGCAGAATATCTAGAAAATAGAGCAGAGGTTGAAGAATTCAGAAAGGCCACTGCCACTGAGTTTGAGTCAACAGCAAGATCTATTGATAAAATGCATAGTGAATTTTCTAGTGAAGCCAACAAGCTTAATGCAGATCTGATTCTTTCAAAAATGTCACAAGCAACAGGAGATGCTCAACTTGCTCAACAATATCTTTCGCTTCTTGTTCAAAATGAGAAAGCGCAGGCAGAGTTTGTTTTATCTCAATTAGCACAAACTACGAAGACAGAAGCATTAGTGCAGGAGATCTCGGCATTGAGCGCTTCATTTTTAGAAAATAGAGCAAAGATTGAAGAGTTCAGAAAAGCAACTGCCACTGAGTTTGAGTCAACAGCAAGATCTATTGAGAAAATGCATAGTGAATTCTCTAGTGAAGCCAATAAGCTTAATGCAGATCTGATTCTTTCAAAAATGTCACAAGCGACGGGGGATGCCCAGCTTGCTCAACAATATCTTTCGCTTCTTGTTCAAAATGAGAAAGCGCAGGCTGAACTTATTTTATCTCAACTTGCTCAAACGACAGATACTAAGGCGTTAGTACAGGAGATCCGCTCTTTAACTGCTTCATTCCTTGATAGTAGAGCCAGTATCGATAATTTACAGAAAATCATGGTTGAAGAAAATCAATCTCTTGCAAGTGACATTACTAATGTGAAAGCAAGCATAAAAGAGCAAGAATCAAGAATTACTCAAAATGCAGAGGCTATAGTTAATACAGATGGCACTGTTAAATCTCAATACACATTAACAACTGAAGCCATTAAAAATGGTAAGAAAGTTGTGAGCGGGTTTACTAGCGTCAATGACGGTGAGACATCAGAGTTTTTAATCCAAGCCGATAAATTTGCCATCGTAAACTTAAAAAATGGCCAAATCGCTATGCCGTTTATTATTGCGAATGGGAAGCTTGTAATGGACGGCGATATGATCGGCACAGGGACAATTTCCGGCGATAAATTAGTCGTCGGGACATCAATGAAAGCTCCAATTATTAAAGGTGGGCGTATTGAGTCAGGTCATTTTGCCGGGGGATCTATCAATATAGGAAATGGCAATTTTAATGTTGATAGTAAAGGAAATCTCTATGCTAAATCAGGTCGATTTGAGGGTGAAGTATTTGCAAAAAAAATAAAAGGAGGAATTGTAGATCTAGTTCAATTTAATGATATTCGTATCGATAGAGCCCATATAGATGTTAATAGAGGGGCAAGATATTACTTAAAAGCTGAAGATATGGATTATATTTATACCCTCAAACCTTTTTTAGTTCGAGTTTCAAATGGTAACGTATCAGTTTCTGTTATTAGAGATGATGGTAAATTGATCGGAAGGGGGGTTACGACATCAGGTTATTGGACAGCAAGTGAATATTTAATCGATGATTTATCAGAAGTAGATATATATGTAAAAAAAGGAACAACAAGATATGTCGATATAAATTTACGTTATCACGGAGCAAGAGGAAGTTATGCTCATATTAAATCAGTTAACTTTCAGAGAATAATGAGAACAGAGGCTCCGATTAGAGTAGCTCCTATAAGGAACTATGGAATGTAAAAGTTATGCCCCAAAAGGGGTTTTTTTATTGCTTGTAATAAGGGGAAATCATGTTACAAACAGGAACACTTTATAGCCCTTTTAAGGGAGAAAATTCAGTAGAGAAAGAACCAATTGCGAATGTATATATTTACTTTTCTAAAAGTGGGAAGCCTATACTAACAGTAAAAACGAATAATGCCGGTAAGTTTAGCTTTAACTTACCTGTAGGAAGTTATCAGGTCTCTATTTCTCAGGGGGTAGGGTTTCGAGTATTTGATTTGGCCGGTGGCGCGCCTTTCGAATTAACTAAAGACTCAAAACAGAATGCTTTTGAAAGTTGGGTGTTGAATCCTGTCTATCTTCGACCAGAAGAGAACCCATTAGTTGTTTTGATGCGCAATATCGCTCAGAAGGCAAATGAGTCTGCTGAAAAAGCAAAAGATAGCGCAAATGAAGCAAATACAACAGTAAAAAAATTCAAAGGGGATACTGTTGGTAGAGGTAAATTAGTTAGAGAAAGTAACGTTAAATATCAATATTTATCTGCGATTGGAAAATATTTAAATGGAAAATCAGAGCCTATTAAGTTAGAGTCGGGAAGTTTTGGCTTGGGGATAGGTGAGAAGATGCTGAACATAGAGAGCCCAAGTAAAGCTTTAAAAGAAGCATTTGTTAATTATGAGGTTTATGAGAATTATAGTGGTTCAGGTAGCCATCTATTTGCAATTTTTAAAGGGTATAGGTCTCCTGAATTTGGTTGGGCTCAATCGAATGATGGTGGAGAATCTTGGTCAAAAGTTGCAAGAGGGTGGAGCTCATATAACACAACAATAGATAGTAATGGTCATTTAAAAGCAGCATCTCCGATTGTCCGTTTATTCGATGACCGTATAGAGCATAATGATCAATTTAAAGAGGAACCTCAGTTTAGAAAAATCGATACGGGTATTTATCAAATCTTTAATACACTAGGACTGGCCAAAGAAGGGTGGACAGTAGAAATACCTAAAGATAAACATGGGAAGCCGTACTTTCACGTTATTGTTCAAAAAACATATGATGGCGTAATCATCAGTGTCCACGATGAATATGATGTTCGTAGAAAGAAAAAGATCAAAGATATCTTCGGGGAAGAACAAGAGGTGGAAGTTGTTGGAAAAATCCTCGGAGAGGCAAGAGATATCAAACCACATGAGCGGTGGATTGATTTGAGGTTTCATGAGGAGGTTGAAGACCTTGAAGAGCAAGTTGAGCTCGAAAAGCATTTAGAATAATGCTGTATTATTGTAGGGTATAGATAGAAAGACCCCCTCGTTAGAGGGGTATATTCTTTTTGTTTTTTTTATTTAGGCAATGGAATAGAGCCGAAATATGGCTCCAGTAGCTTACTTGCTATAAGAATACCTGGAAATGTTAGTGTTATTTTATGCAAATCCAAATTGTCATATTGATTTAATACATATCTAAGGTTAGGGACATTTTTTCTTAAGTTTACATTAGATAATATTGAAGCATACTTTTCATCTACATATTCTTTTAAGGTATTTCCCCTCATCATATTAATGTGGTTTACAGCTCCAATAGATTCTAGAGTCATTAATCTAGTATCGGTTATATTTTTGCAGTGAATGAGGAAATTTTTTCTTAGCCAAGTAAACGCTTCTTCTAATTCTTTTAACGTTGGATCTTTCAGCGTAAGATTTTTAATAAAATAGTTTAATGCTAGCGCTGAGAGTAAGTCTTTACTTATTTTAGGAATGATTTTAATAGACTCTTCCAATGAGTTATAGAAAAAATCATCATGGCCATCATTCATTCTATCAACGACTAAAGATGCCAATACAGATAGGTCTATTTTTTCACCTTTTTTTGCAGCACCTAGAACAGCATCATTAATAGCTGATTGGACATCGGGCTCAGTTAGAAGTTGAAGATTGATAGAGTCTATTTTTTGAGTAAATTCTTGACGTACCTCTTCTATAAGTAGATTGATATTATCTTGCGCCTTTTCGAATGCTTTCTCTTGAAGATGAGGCATATTTTCATTAAAAAGGAGCTGAAATAATCGTTCAACCTCTGTCATGCTAAGTCCATAGTTTACATCTCTTCCAGCTTGTATAATTTTTGAGTCACTTTTTGCAATTGCTTTTTGATTCATTGAGTTTTCCTATTTTGATATTGCCCCCAGCTTGTACGCTTATGCCATTTTTAACATTTGATTTTTGTATTGTTTTTTTATTGATTATTTTTTTTATCGTAAAAAGACCAATTACTGTAAATATAAAACCGACATAAGTTACTATTTCAATAAGGCTTAGATTTTTAAGAAAGTCCATCTGTTCCCCAATATTGCAATTTATTTATTATCCCTAATGTAATGAAAGTATATTATTTTTACAAATTTTTAGAATTTAATAGGATAATATTATTATCCTTGATCCATTGTAGATTGTCTTCCTTAGTTTTACAGCTGTCTAGGTGATCTGAATACTCTTGAAAAGCCTCTCTCATAGGCATCACTAATTGAGCTTTGTTATAGTTAACCCGAGATGTTTTTCTAGGAGTGTGAGATAAACAAGACTCAATAAGGTTTGCATCTACCGTCATTACTTCATTAAGTAGGGTAGAGAAGAGGTGGCGTAAACCGTGGGCAGTTGTCGGCACTTTATAGTTTTTTAATGAGTTTCTAGGAGCTTCTAAATGCAGGTGACCTGTTTTGGATGTAGGATCAAAAAAAAGATATTCAGTTTTGTCTGTGCCCAATTCTCGTAACTTTTTGATAATTTCAGAACTTTGCCAAGAAAGAGGAACGAGATGTTCTTTTCTATTTTTCATTCGTCCTTTATAAATTGATAGAACTTGATGTTCTTCATCAAATTCCTCCCACAGAGCTTGGCAGGCTTCATTTGCGCGTAGGCCTGTGCGAGCAATAAACTCAACAGCTAAACGAATTAATAGGCTTGCATTTTCATTCTGTAAGTATTGGTGAAGTAGATAGATTTGATCAAGCCTCAAGTGTCTTTGAGCGATGGGCTCTTTTGTTTCAAATGCTGATCGAGGAATCTGTTGGGCAGTATTTTCATGGATATATCCACGAACTACCCAGTCTCGGAACATAAGGTTTAAATTTGATTTTACCTTCCCAAGAGTGGCTAACAACCCTTCTTTTTCTAGATCCCTAAGCGCATCGGCAATCATGAAAGGTTTTATTTCCTCAATGGGAATCTTTCCTAAATGAGGTAGAATATATCTTGTAGTTGCAGAATGCATTGCGTCAACATGTTTTTTATTGAGGTTTTCTTTTTCTCTTTTTAGTCGCCATTCTTCATAAAGGGTTGAGAAAAGCGTATCAGTTTGGACAATATTGGGATCATTTCCTAATTGAATTTCAGTATAAAGCTCTTCTGCTTTTTTGCGAGCATCGGCAATGGAGATAGTAATAGGGCTAGATGGAAGTTGTTTATATAATCCTATTACATACCAGGCTCTTTTTTGGGTGATTGGACTTAAATATCTAAGCTCCCAATACATTGATCCAGAGGGCATAATTCTTATGTACAGTCCTCTAATATAATCACTAATTCTGTAGATACGTTCTTTAGGTTGAATGCGAGAAAGATAAGTATTTGTTAATTTTACTGCCATAATTTCTGATTATATCTTCAATTAAGTTTATACCTTTTTTTATACCTTTAATCGTCGGCTTTCACTAAATGTCATTGTATGTAGTTTAGGTAAATTTGCGAAGTTTCGGGATTATTACAGGCCTGTTAAACACTATTACATTTCTCTCTCAGTAGCCCGATAGAACCTATGTCCACCAAACCAGTGGTTTTAAATAGTAATTTTAAGGCCACAAAAAATTAGGACATGTAGCTCAGTTGGTTAGAGCACAGCACTCATAATGCTGGGGTCAGTGGTTCAACTCCACTCATGTCCACCAACATAAAAAGCCCACTTTTTAGTGGGTTTTTTTATTGTCTAAAATTGTGTTTGACGGGAATTTTGACGGGAATACGGTTAAGTTAGACATAAAATTAATAAATATTCTGTTCTAAATTGATTGGGAAGGATATTACCTAATAATTCGTGGGCTCTTTCTTCATTATAACTTAAGACCGAAATCATTGATAAGGGTTATATGTGACGGATGGTAAGTGGTAGAATTAAGGTGATTGGTGGTAATATTATTATGTTTGGATGGGTAACAAACCATGTAAACTTGGTCAGTAATTCTAAAAGGGATATTTTCTAAATTTGATTATTTGAAGGTTTTCGCTATTTTCATAGAGCTATACTACAATAGATTAAATAATCAAATTTCTTCATTGATTGGAGAGTATTATTAATATTTGCCGGAGAAAATAAGTATGCTATATGAAAAAAAAGGATTTTTACGATCTGTAGCAAGTATATTTATACAAGGCTCTAGCTATTATGACTATAAAAAAATTACTCAGAAATCCTTTAAAGATGCTTCTGCTGAGGATATTTTAGAAATATCTAAAGATTTTGAAAGAGTCACAAAAAAATATATATCTGATAAAAATATAGAGTGATACGTTTTTGATAAATAAACTGTAGTATTACTATAGATTTAGCATGAGAAAAGAAAATCATCAGGAAGCTGAAAATAATAAGGACTCTCAGGCGAATGATTTAATACAAAAGCTTCAAAAGCAAGGTATTTTAGATGATGCTGCGCTGAAAGTCATATATGAAAATCCTGAAGCTGCAAAGGTTATTACTCAGATAGCTGTTCAACATAAACAGGAAAGTTACGATAGCCCATTTCCACACCCTGATCATCTGGAAAGATTTAACGAGCTCTATCCTGATGCTGCTGAAACTGTTTTTAAGGAATTTGAGCGGCAGGGAAAAGATCGTAGAGATATGGAGTCTATTATTGTAGATAGAGGAACAAAGTTTGATCTTAATGCTCAAAAATATGGATTTTTTACATCTATAATTTTAGTGATAGCAGCTTTGTTTGGAATGTATATGGGATGGGATGTTTTATCTTATGGAATTCTCGGCTTTGGTGTAGCTCCTATCGTATCTAGTTACTTTGGTAAATTTTCTAAAAAAGAAAAATAA